TTAGGAAAGTTTCTTTTCCTGCCCATCATTTTTATTATACATCAGTTCCAAAATTTACACCAGTTTACATAAAAAATATAGATCAGTGGATCTATACTAACTTGAACCATAGATACTATATTGGACAAGCTGTAGAACTTATAGATAATAGTATTGTATTCGTTACAAAAATTGGATTCGAACAAGAAAAAGAACTTAGCTTCTTCAAACTTGCCTGTCCACATCTCATCTAAAAGATAATTACTTGCATAAGATTAAGGAGATCTCATGACTGAAGAAACACAAGATCAATCACAACCAAGTGGTGAAAATCAGCAATCAACAGAATTAACACTTAACGATTTAGCTGCCATGAAAACTATTATTGACATTGCTGCACAACGAGGTGCATTTAAACCTAACGAAATGGTTATTGTTGGTCAAACATATACAAAACTAAATGTATTTTTAGAATCGGTTTCAAAGCAACCAAAACAAGGAGCCTAATATGGCAACAAATTTAAAACATGTAGGACGTATTAAAAATACAGGCAGAAGATGCATGGTAGTCTTTAGAACACTACCGAACGATGCATTTAATTGTTTAATTATTCAAACAGAAAATCTTGAGCCTGATTACCACGATCAACTAATTTCATTAGTTGAATCACCGGCTGCTCAAAACTCAAATGAGTTTAGTGAAGTATTAGCTAGATCATTATTTTCAGATGGCAGCACTATGCTCCCAAGTTTGCATGTCAAAGGCCTACTTACTAAGGTTGCTACAGATCAAGTAGAAATGATGCCTAACATGCAAGCGTCTATATTACTATCTGATCTTAACCAGTTAATTGCAGAACAACAAGGTGTCAGTGTACAAGACTTAGCTATGAGAGGTAATCCTAAAGAAGCGGCTGAAGTACAAGAAATTGCAAAGGTGCAGTCTATTCCTCCTGCAACTCCAGACATTGACTCAAGTAAGACTAGTGTAGCAATTAATCAAAATGAACAAACATTTGATTCGCCGGAAACTGAAGCAAAATATTACCGTAGTCAAGCTGATAAATTAGCTAAACAAGCTGCCGATTTTCGCAGACGTGCCGAAGAACTAGTACCTGTAAAGAAAAAAACTGCTGAAACGACGTGAATGCTGGGAAAAAATTTCCCAATGAAATAATCGATCACTGGCCTGAAGTTTTTGGAGAAATTACTCTAAATGTTGTTCCTTTACGATATTTAGAATCTATCACAATAACTTTTAAAAATAAAAAAGTTTGGGAAATTAAAATTGACAATAAACAATCTCAGGCCGATTGGGATACATTTGAATCTAATTTGAGACAACTGTTATCTAACTACGAAGAAGAAATTGACAACGTTGATTTTAAACTCGACACTGAGCGTATTAAAAAAGACATGATTAAAAATACCAAACGGTTTTTAAAAAAACGTAAGTTGCAATGAATATACAAATTATAGATGATGCTATACCAACATATTTGCAAGATCTCTATGAACTTTATATATTAGGAAATAACAAAGATCAATCTACACCAATATCACCGTTGATTGATTTTAAATGTAACTATGAAACTACTGGTATTGAAAAAGGACGACTACCTTTAAACTTTGCACATGTTTTAAAATCCGACTCTGCTATATCAACACATTTACAACTTTTTTCAAAAATTCCACAATTAATTTGTCAAACTCAACACAGAGATCTTTTGGACATATTAGTAGCTAGGATTTTTTTGATTATGCCGTATAATACTAATTTAACACATTATGCACCGCATATTGATTTAGATATTAAACATACTGTATTGTTATACTACGTTAACGATTCTGACGGAGATACTGTTTTTTTTAACAACGACGGAACTATATTTAAATCTGTAAGTCCAAAAAAAGGAAGAGTAATTTTATTTGATGGTACACTATTACACGGTGGCGGTGTACCTAGGAAACATCCCAGATGTGTAATTAATTTTGATTTGCTAACCAGAGAAGATTATGAAAGTTAAACTTGTATCATATAGTCAACCCACTGACGAATTTAAATCTCAAAATATTAATGATGCTTTAGATCTTGTAGCATTTTGTGCTCGAGTATCAAATCCAAGTAATCAATTTAATACAGAAACCAGTGAAAAACTAATCAAGTACTTGATTAAACATCAGCATTGGAGTCCGCTAGAGATGGTATCGGCTTGCTTAGAAATTACAACAACTCGAGATATTGCTCGTCAAATTTTGCGCCATCGTAGTTTTAGTTTTCAAGAGTTCAGCCAACGATATGCAGACCCTACTAAGGATTTAAATTTTGTTCTTAGAGAACCTAGATTCCAAGATACAAAAAATAGACAAAATAGTATTGATATCGATTGGAATAGTGACGAACATAGGCAAATTGCTTATCAATGGGAAAATTTACAAAACGATCTTATTAGAAGAACACGAGACTCATATGAGTGGGCAATCTCTAAAGGAATCGCAAAAGAACAAGCTAGAGCTGTTTTGCCAGAAGGTTTGATTGAAAGTAGACTTTATATGAACGGTACACTACGCAGCTGGATTCATTTTATTGAGCTGCGTAGTGCCAATGGGACACAAAAAGAACATCAAGAAGTTGCCAAGGCCTGTTCTTCAGTAATAGCCTCAGTATTTCCGTTAACTTCTGATTTTGTTTCTTCCTGAGATTTAAAATTGCTCGGAGGGAACATTTGAGTATGCTGTTCGTACTCAAATTTTATCCAGTCATAATCATAGATACTTTTAACTTTTTCCCAGTCGCCTTTATACGTCGATCCGTACCAATGTCCAGCACTTGCACCGGCTCTTCCGTATTCAGCAAGATAATCATATCTTGTATTAAATCTTAAGTCATTTAATTTTTCTTCAACACCATCTTGAACATCTTCGTTTATTAACTCAACACATTGAACAAACGAATCTCTCCATTTGAAAAATCCAAGAAAATGATCTCTATTTTTTTCGCAACTTTCAAATACAGTTATTAGCCATTCGTAGTCATTAATTTTTCTTAAAATATCTTTACTGGTAGTATTAGTAAGACCATAGAATTGCCCTGCTATTGCGCCAGAAACCGCATAATCCCCAAACGGTCGATCGTTGCCAACTGTTGTCCAAGTTTTTAAATACTGTTCTGTTTCTTCTTTATTACTTCGGGGAATAACAGCCGCTGATAACTTCACACATTCTCTAAATGCTGCACGCCAAGCATTAAATGGATTAGTGGCAAAATTATTGATATTTGATATTTCGTCAATTACTTTAATCTTATCTGTTAAGCTTGTTGTAATATCAACTGTGGTATCTTCATCCGCAGTTAAAATTACATGTTTAGGAATTAATTTAACTCCTCCATGACCGTACTCAAGCTTGTTAATAGGATTATAGCTTTTCCAAATATGTACTACATCAAAGTCGTATTCTAAGACTCTATATTCAAAATCAAATGCATCGATTACTGTAGCATCGGCATCAACTACCCAGAAAAATTCAGTGGTAGATTGTAATGCTGCTTCTCTATGTGCATTAAAAATTCCCTTAACTCCGTTAATAATTTTAACATCTGGCCGTTTTTCTTTTACATATCTTAAATTTTTTGCTGCATTATTTTCATCATAACAAATAAAGAATACATCATGCGGAGGAGATTTTATAACATCTGTTTGAATAAATTTTTTATCTGGGAAATCATTTTCTTTTTTATTATAAGTTACAGTCTTAGGAACAAGATATGCTTTAGCTGTTTTTGATTCAAACACATGAAGATAATCCTTGTCCCAAGTTTCAACATTATAAGAAATTAATTCTTCCCAACCTAATGTTTCTAACTCAATAACCCAACAAAAATCAGTTTTTGATTCTTTGATAAATTGACTAATAGTTTTAAATACGCTTCCGGAAATAATTTTAAATTTTGCGTGTGGATATTTTTCACTTATTTCCTCAACAAGTTTTCTATTTTCATTGCTTTTTTTTCTATAATAAAAAAATATATCTTTCATTCTTTCTCCAAAAATCCATATCCGGATCTATATTGCTGTAAATGCACAGCCTTAAAAAATTTACTTGCATTACTATCTAAATGTGCAATTTCTAAATCTAATGCATTATATAATTCTTTGCCGTATCGATCAACCTCTGCATCAATATTTGAAATGTCTTTTACACTATCATTCCACATTGTAGTTAGATAGTCAAAGTCTCGAACATTGACATAATCCCACTCAGTACAATTAGTCATATAACAACCTTGTCTAGCTCCCAAGATTGCATAAACACCGTTTTCAACATCTCTGCCAACGTTTAGCCATACTAAAAGTCTTTGTAAATTTTTCCAATTTATTTCTTTTTTAAATTGTTTGTTAGCAGTTTTTATTCCTCGATCAAGACTCATTTTTACACCTTCTCGGAATCCTGCTCGCCATGCTTGAAAGGGACTAGCATTATTATATACATCACTATAACAACTATTCATCTGTATGTATTCTGCATCCCAACAAAAGTCTACCTGGGCGTTTGGATCATCGGCGGGTGCGTTCTCGTGCGTTTTCATATTAAGCACATAATTGGTAGGCCATAACTTTAGGCCGCCGTTGCCGTACATAAGACCGTTAACAATATTATAACCGGCCCAACTAATAACACACTTTGAAAGATCCTTGTGTTCGTCAAAGTCAATTTCTTGATTGATAAAATCTTCTCTAACAATGTTGTCACCATCAACTGTAACAAATCGATCAGTTTCACTTAGTCGAGCACAGGCTTTATGAGCACTATCACTACCTTTAACGCCATGAACTCGTTTAGCCCAAGGTACTTTGGTTAATAAGTCGGCATAATTTTTCTCAGCATTAGGTTCATCATAGCTGAGATATATTATATCGTAATCTAAAATTTTAACTTTCTGTATCATATAACACCTGGTAACCGGTTGAAGCAAAGAATTTCTTTACCATTATTTTATTATTTTCTGATTCTCTGTCTAGTAAATAAGGTACAAAAAATTTGTCATTATTAATAACTTCAGAAAGAGGAATTCTTATTGATCTAAGCAAATAATAATCATAATTTTTATCTACAACAAATACTTCAATTGTGGTATTTAAATTGTGATTTTTAAAAATTTTCCTTTGATCTGGTCTAAGTTGGAATCCCCATTTTTTAAGTAAAACATAGTTTTCTATTGTAAACATATTATTCCAATTATCGACTAAATTTACTTCTTCAATTGAAATTAAATCAACATCTTGCGTTTCTTTTTTTACTATAGCCGGTGTAGATTGGTCAATAAAAATTACTTTGTAATCTTTAATATTTTTTTTACAGTTAAAAAACTCTTTAATTAATTCATAATCAACATCTATAGACGCAGTAAAACTGCCGTCTTCTTCATTTGATATTGAAAGTATATTTCCGTTTTCTTTATCAAAATAAACTTTATATAACGGCGGAACTTTACTAAGCATTAACGCTTGTTCAATTAATTCGTAAGGAACAATATCTTCTTCTGGTTTATACATTTAATTGTCCTATTATTTTATCAGTTAAAAACTCATCTTCAACATAATGCAATATTCCAGATTGTCTAAAATTATTAAAATATAATTCAAAATTTTGATTAAGATTAACTAGTGTCTGTTTTAAAAAAGACTCTGGAACAGGATCCCAATTTTGTACACCAGGTTTCATGTGTGTAAATGTAAAGGGAGAATTTTTATTAACAATGTAATCATCTATGCCTAATAATTTTGCAGTAATAGCTACACTCACATCCATACTATAAAATTTTTGTGTTTGCTTAGGAGTAAACTCGTGATATACTTTTTCCCAATTATATGTAATAAATTCGAGCAATTTAAAAAATTCTAAACATTGATTTGTTTTTTTGAAATAAAATAATCCTGAATATAAATTCGGTAACTCATTTTCGATAAAAGTTTTTCTATACATTTTATCAATAACTGTTCTACCCCTATAATCCTTTACATGACTAGTAAAAAATATATCTCTATTTTTAGAAAAATTCCAGAGATGTTCCATGTTTTCTAAAAACAACATATCAACATCTAATACTAT